CAGATGATCTCGTTGTTCCGTATACGGCTACCTCATTAGACGATGCGGAAGCGGTCATCCATGTATTAAAAATTTCCGAAAATGATTTGCGTAAGCAACAAGTCGCAGGATTTTATTCAGATATTGAGCTCGCTAAACCTCAAGGTACAATTACCAATGAGTTAAAAGAAAAAGAGAGAGAAGTAGAAGGAATTACAAAATCCCAAAGAGTCGAACCTATGTATACAGTTCTAGAATGCCACGTTAATCTAGACCTAGAAGGATTCGAAGATGTTGGTCCCGACGGAGAACCAACCGGAATAAAATTACCTTACATCGTAACAATCGAAGAAGGTAGTCGGAAGGTCCTTTCGATAAGAAGGAACTTCGCGCCCAATGATCCAAAGAAACTTAAAATCCAATATTTTGTCCATTTCAAATTTCTGCCAGGACTAGGATTTTATGGCCTTGGACTCATTCATATGATTGGCGGATTGAGTCGTACTGCAACTGCGGCTCTCCGTCAGTTATTAGATGCTGGTACACTTTCAAATTTACCAGCCGGATTTAAACAGAGAGGTGTCAGAGTAAAAGATGATGCCGCTAACATACAACCTGGAGAATTTAAAGACGTAGATACACCAGGAGGAAATTTAAAAGATGCCTTTGTATTTTTACCATACAAAGAGCCTTCTCAGACTTTATTGCAATTGATGGGAATTGTCGTGCAGGCAGGACAAAGATTCGCGTCCATTGCTGACATGCAGGTCGGGGACGGGAACCAGCAGGCCGCTGTTGGTACGACCGTAGCCCTATTGGAGCGTGGCTCAAGGGTAATGTCAGCAATCCATAAAAGACTATATGTTTCACTTAAACAAGAATTTAAATTACTGGCAAAACTATTTGCCACGTACTTACCACCCGAATATCCTTATGACGTGGTAGGTGCAGCAAGAAATGTTAAACAAACAGATTTTGATGATAAGGTAGATATTTTACCTGTGGCTGATCCAAATATATTTTCAATGTCTCAAAGAATTTCAATGGCTCAAACACAATTACAATTAGCTCAAACTAATCCACAAATGCATAATATGTACATGGCATATAGAAATATGTACACGGCGATAGGTGTAAAGGATATTGATAGAATTTTACCACCGCCTCCACCGAATCAACCTAAAGATCCGGCGATCGAGCACATTGATGCTTTGGCACAGAAACCTTTTCAGGCATTTCCTGGTCAAGATCATAGGGCTCATGTAACGGCTCACTTATTTTTTATGGCCACTAACTTTGTTAGAAATAACCCAAGTATAACAGCAGCCTTAGAGAAAAATGTATTAGAACATATTTCTCTAATGGCTCAGGAACAGGTTCAATTAGAATTTGCAGAAGAAATGCAAATGTTGCCACAGATGCAACAACAAGCAACCATGAATCCACAAATTCAACAACAATTTCAACAAATCTCTCAAAAGATAGAAGCTAGAAAAGCGGTATTGGTTGCAGATATGACTGAGGAGTTTATGAAAGAAGAAAAAACAATTACTTCTCAGTTTGATCATGATCCATTGTTGAAATTAAAACAAAGAGAAGTTGATCTTAAAGCTATGGAAGAAGAGCGTAAGATAAAAGAAGATGAGGCTAGAATCAATTTGGATAAAACTAAATTTTTAAAAGGCCAACAAATCGCTGAAGAAAAATTAGAACAAGATGAGGAATTAGCTCATTTAAGAGCGGATACAGCAATTGAGAAATCATTGATATCTGCTGATGTTAAACTGACTTCGGATAAAATGAAGGCTAGAGATGTTAAGACCTTGAAAGGTCCTAAATCATAGTATATACAAACCTAGGAGAAAAATATGACAATAAAAAAACAAGCACCGTTAGGAAAATCGACAAAGATTGGTATTCCTTCTCAGAATCTAATAAGAGATCCGAGAGCAAAATCTAGCATCAGAGGATCTGGTCAAAGGATTCCTACTGGTGATAAAGTGACTGTTCAAGGAACAGGTAAAGCTAGAAAACAAACAGCAACTTGGTTCTAATATGTGGTTTGGAGCACTTAAGCTCGGCTTAAACGCGGCGAGTCACATTTATAAAAAACGTCAAGAGTCTAAAATGGCTATGGCGGATGCACAATATTTACATGCGCAAAAACAAGCCCGAGGTGAGGAAGCTTACCAGGGTAAACTTTTAGAAGCCCGTCAAAACGACTACAAGGACGAGTTCGTTTTAGTCATATTAAGTGCACCCATAATAGTGCTCGCGTGGGGAGTCTTCAGTGACAATCCTGCAGCGATGGAGAAAGTAAAAATCTTCTTCGAGCATTTTGCGTCACTTCCGACATGGTTTTCGACTTTATGGATACTTGTAGTCGGTAGTATTTTTGGTATAAAGGGTACACAAATTTTTAGAAATGGTAAGAAGTAAGAAAGGAGAGAAAAATGAGTATAAACGGAAAAGTTAAATGGTTTAATTCGACTAAAGGTTATGGTTTCATTGCAAGAGATGACAAAGAAAAAGATGTTTTTGTACATAATTCAGCAGCACAAGCAGCTAACATAGAATTACGTGAAGGCGATGCAATAACATTTGATGTTGAACAAGGCCAAAAAGGTCCTTCCGCAGTTAATTTACAGTCAGTATAGACGGTAAAAATAATGTGGACAATGCATGTTAAAACAAATATAAAAAAATAAGGAGAAAAATATGAGAAATGATTTCGGATCAAGACCTTATAAATCTAGATTCCCGTACAAAGCTGGAAAATCTGCTAAGAAGCAGGGATACAAAGATAGAGAAGATGAATCTCTAGGTGCGAGAACTGGAAAAGAATCCACTAAGTCACAGTCTATGAAAGATCGTAGAGATGAGTCTTATGGAAAATGGGGCGATAGACCAAACCAAAAAATTAATAAGTAGATTTTATGGGTTGGTTGAATCTACTCTTAAAAGGTAGGAAAGTTGCCGGAGATATTAAATTTCTTAAAGGAAAATATAATATAGGTGCAGCTAATAAGATTAAAAACAAAGCGTCTGCAGCAAGAATTAAAAATATGTCCTTTAATATAAAACAAACCGCTAAAAAACTTGGTGATACTATGGATAAGTTAGGTAAAAAATAATGAGTAAATGGACTAGAGCAAACCCGTTAGCAGCAGTACCAGGATACAATGTCCCTCGTGGTCATTTTGCGAATGGTTATACTAATGGTGGGGATAGAGTTGGATTTAAAAAAGGTGGTTGGATTCAAGACGTAAATAAATCAATCAAAAAACGTGGAACTAAAGGAAAATGCACACCGATTACAAAAAAAGGTTGCACTGGACGAGCAAAAGCGTTAGCAATGACATTTAAGAAAATGGGAAAAGCTAGAAAAGGAAAATAATATGCCAATAAGAATAGTAGAAGTAGAAAAAGAAGGACCTCGAAAAGTTAAGACTGATTTCAGAAAAAAACGTCAACAAGAATATATGAAGAAACATGGCAAGCCCGATAAGAAAAGAATTCAAATCAGACCTGAGGTATCAGATAAAATGCAAAAGTTACGAGATAATCTGGCATCCGTCTCCGGAGGAGAATGGGGTAAAAAAAGTGGAGGAAGAATAGGATTAGAAGAAGGTGGACGACCCAAAGGATTAGGCTCCAAAGGAGGTCCTAGTAAACCAAGACCAAGCTTTAAAGATAGATTAAAAGATTTTGCTAAAAAAGGTTCCCCAGATATTAGTGAAAGATTTGGAGGAAGCAAAAAAGGTAAACCACATTCTACAAAAGAAGGAAGAGTTGCTGCAGGAAGACGTAGACTAAACAGAATACTTACCGACCACAGTAAGCCATTCCCAAAACGACCAAAACCATGGATTGAATCACCAAACCCACCAAAACCTAAGAAAAGATTCATGACTCCACTTCGTGCTAAAAAAAGCGTGGGTGGAATTGCAAAAATCATCGGTGGAAAAGCAGTGGACTGGATTAAAAAAAATAGAAAAACTATTAAAAAAGAAATCTATTCTCCAGAAGGTAAAAAGAAAACTCAAGATCTAACAAAAAAATTACAAGAAGGACTGAAGAAACCAGGACACGCTAAAGGTGGAAGCGCCGTTAGTAAAAGTGGTGGAATTACACATAAATCACAATCAGGAATTGGACCTAGTAAAAAATCTCAAAAAAAATATTACGACAAACAACGGGACGCTGTTAGAGAAATGAACATGAGTGGTAGGGGAAAACAATTAAGATATGAAAGTTTTACTGATAGAAAAACTGGAAGATTAGTGCCCGATACTGAACGTAATAGAGAACGATATGGAAAAGATAGAATATATAAATCTCCAGAAAAAATAACTAAAATTTGGAAAAAAGGAAAACCTACTTACAAAGCTAAAGGTGGAAGAATAGGTCTTCAACATGGAAATAGACCAAGACCACAAGGCCCTCATACATGGGTAAGAAAAAAACCTAAAGGTGTTAAAATAGCAATCAAAGGTTGGTAATGAATTTATTAAAAAAATTGTGGAACTCCCTATTTGGGAAAAAAGAAGAACCCTTAATTTTAGAAACTCCTGCAGAAAAAGTACAAACAGTTAATCATTGCAACTCTCATTTGAGATTTAGGAAAAATTGCCCTGATTGCTTAAGAGTAGTAGCCCTTATATAATATGGAAGCCGAACATATCGTTCATAAACTTCAAAGAGCATTAGAAAGAAGAGTCAATCAATTGGCAATCTCGGTTACGTCTGGAGGGGTTGACAACATGGAAACTTACAAGTATATAATAGGACAAATTAATGCACTGGAATCAGTGCGACAGGAAATCTCTAACCTGCAACATGATAAGGAGCTAAATGACACATCAGGAACCGTTATCGACCTCAGCAAAGGTCTCAAAGATTCACCTTCCAAATAAAGAATTAGTTGGATTAAAAAAACCAAAAGAAATTACTAAAGAAACTACAAAATTACCTAAACCCACTGGTTGGCGTATATTAGTTTTACCTTTCAGAATGAAAGAAAAAACTGACGCAGGTCTTTTAATCGGATCAGAAACCATAGACAGACAGCAAGTAGCATCACAATGCGGAAACGTAATGGCGATGGGTGATGCTTGTTATAAGGATAAAGAGAGATATCCTAACGGTCCGTGGTGCGCGGTTGGTGATTGGGTGGTCTTTGCACGTTATGCAGGATCACGTATAGAAATTGAAGGTGGAGAGGTTCGTCTTTTAAATGAAGATGAAATTTTAGCAACAGTACAGGACCCAACAGATATCCTGCACAAATATTAACATAGGAAGGAACTATGCCAGAAGAAGAAAAAAAACCAAGTGAAAAATTGGTTGATATTGATACATCAGGGCCTGAAAAAGATGTAGCAGTAGAAGAAGTAAAAGAGGAGGCCGTTGTAGAAACCAAGGAAGAAGAACCAAAGATCACGGAAGTTGAAAAAGAAGAACCAAAAAAAGAAGAAGATACTAAACTAGAAGAATATAGTAAAGGCGTTCAAGGACGTATTGCTAAACTCACAAGAAAAATGAGGGAAGCGGAACGTAGAGAAGCTGCTGCTACTGAATATGCTTCTGCTTTAGAATATCAAAGAAAGGCAGATCAGGATAGATTTCAAAAAGTTGATTCTGATTTTACTAAAAAATTTGAGGACAACATCAAAACGGGAATGGAATCTGCGCAAAATGAATTAGCGCGTGCCATTGAAGCGGGTGATGCTGCAGCTCAAGTTCAAGCAAACAAAAGAATTGCTACATTAGCATTTGATAGTGCAAAAATGGAGCAACGAAAAGAAAGTAGGGAGCAGGAAAAACCTGTACAACTTTCTGACGGTGGACAATTACCTAGAGAGACACCAAGACAAATGCCACAAGCTGATCCTATGGCTGAAGATTGGGCAAGTAAAAATACATGGTTTGGACGAGACAGACCTATGACTTTTACTGCGTTCGAGATTCATAAGGATTTAGTTGAAAAAGAGGGATTTGATCCTAAGTCTGACGAATATTATATGGAAATCGATAAAAGAATAAAAGTTGACTTTCCCCATAAATTTGGTAATAGTGAGACAACTACGCCTAGACCCGTTCAGTCGGTGGCTTCTGCGAATAGAAGCGTAAAACAAGGGCGCAAAACTGTGAGACTCACTTCTTCACAGGTGCACATTGCAAAAAAATTAGGAGTGCCACTCGAAGAGTATGCAAAACAATTAAAACTCACGGAAGGAGCATAAGCATATGATAAAAGACAAAAAAATAACTTCTCGTGCGGCGGAAACTCGGACAAAAACTGAACGTCCTAAAGAGTATAAGCCACCATCCTCTCTGGATGCACCACCAGCGCCTGACGGTTTTAGACACCGTTGGATTAGAGCTGAATCAATGGGTTTCAACGACGGTAAAAATATTTACGGAAGATTGAGATCTGGATATGAGTTAGTGAGAGCTGACGAATATGATAATTCAGACTACCCTGTCATCACTGACGGAAAACACGCTGGAGTGATTGGAGTAGGAGGCCTATTGTTGGCTAGGATACCTGAAGAACTCGCGCAACAACGTGTTGATTATCAGAAAAGACAAACTGAAGGTCAAGACGAAGCTGTAGACAACGACTTACTGAAGGAACAACATAAGAGTATGCCGATCGACATCGATCGACAGTCTCGCGTAACCTTCGGTGGTACAAAGAAGTAAATTTTATTTCTCGGGATAACAACCAATTCCCTATCATCGATTTAAATCAACCTGTTTATAGGAAACTATAAACTTTAAGGAGTAATAACATGGCAAATAGAAACGATAGTGGTTTTGGTTTGATTCCTACAGGTACGCTTGGCTCAACGCCATCTACTCAAGGACAAGGCAAATACTACATAGCAGCTGCGTATGATGCTGACTTATTCCAAGGATCATCTGTAAGGATTGTCAATGGATATCTTATATCAGCGCAAGCTTCTATCACCACGTCAACTATCGGTGTGTTAAACGGTATTTTTTATAATGCCGCTACCACATTGAAGCCGACATGGTCAAACTGGTACAACCAGCCTATTACTCCAGCAAACAGTGAGAACATTACAGCATTTGTTCTTGATAACCCTTTCCAACTTTATGTTGGTTCTGCTGCCGCAGCAGTTCTACAAGCTGACGTTTTTGAAACGTATGGCTTGACGGTAACTGCAGCAGGTAGTGAATTAAGTGGTCAATCAAGTTCAGAGATTGTTGGAACTGTTCACGCAACGGCAAACGCATGGAGACTTTTACGTTCGGCTGAGGATCCTGAGAACAACGACATTACAGCAACTAACTGCAGTTTTGTTGTGGTTCAGAATCTCAACCAAGTAAACTCTGGTGGTTTGACGTCTGCATCATAATAGGAGCACATAGACATGGCAATATCACGAGCACAGCTAGTTAAAGAACTAGAACCAGGCCTAAATGCACTATTTGGGCTGGAGTACAAGCGTTACGAAAATCAACACGCTGAAATATACGTTACTGAATCAAGTGACAGAGCTTTCGAAGAGGAAGTTATGTTATCAGGATTCGCTAACGCTGATGTAAAAGCAGAAGGTCAAGGCATTTCATACGATGAAGCGCAAGAGACTTACACTGCACGTTACACTATGGAAACGATCGCGCTTGCTTTCGCTATAACTGAAGAAGCTATCGAAGATAATCTCTACGATAGACTAGCTTCTAGATATACAAAAGCATTAGCAAGATCTATGTCTAACGCAAAAGAAGTTAAAGGTGCATTACCTTTGAACAATGGTCTACCTTCAGTAGCTACGTTCAAAACAGGTGACGCAATAGCATTATTCAGTACAGCACACCCGTGCTCAACTGGACCTAATGTTAAAAACACTTTATCGACTCAAGCGGACCTTAACGAAACATCATTGGAGCAGTCTTTAATAGACATCGCTGCAATGACTGACGAAAGAGGTTTGAGAATTGCAGCTAAAGGAGTTAAAATGATAATTCCTTCTGCAAATCAGTTCAATGCTGAGAGATTGATGAAATCTCAAGGTAGAACTCAGACAGCTGATAATGACATCAATGCAATCAACAGTATGGGAATGATCCCACAAGGTTATAGAGTTAATAACTTTTTAACTGACTCTGATTCATGGTACATCATTACAGACGTTCCAAACGGTATGAAAATGTTTTCAAGAACTCCATTGAGTACATCAATGGAAGGAGACTTTGATACTGGTAACGTAAGATACAAAGCTAGAGAAAGATACGCTTTTGGCGCATCTGACTTTAGAGGTATCTTCGGCGTTGAAGGTGCGTAATCTAAACTAATTATGTGGCGGCCTTAAAACCGCCACATTTTAACATTAATGGTGAAAAGATGAGAAATTTCCTAGTAAATATATGGGCTTACGATTATCATGCTAAATTTAAAGTTTTAGCTGAGGATAATGCTCCGTCTATTGAAAAATCAATCCTTGACAAGCTGGGAGAAAAGAGTATAAAGTGGGAATCAACGGGAATGTTTAGAGATATTCCTAATAGAATAACCTATGAGGAGGTTGTTGATGTTACAAGACCTATACAATACGAAAAGGTCCTTGGAGTTGAGGTGGCAGTCTGAGTATGAACAAAGTGGTAAATATACTCTGGACATGGTTGAAATTGATGAGAGAATCAAACAAACCATCACTG